TAAACATTGTCCTGCGTTAGTCATAATTAAATGTCCTGTGTTATTCTGATGACGCAGGGCTGTTCCCCCGGTCCTGTTTTCTCCTATGGTAGTTTAGCCCCCGAAAGCCTTGTGCCGTAGGGGGCTTTTTTTACCTAGAAGGGGATATCTTCGTCCAGCTCTTCCATCGTCATATCAGCCACCTGAGCGACTGCATTCCCTGCTACCGGGGCGCTTTGCTGGCCATCAGTATAAATAACCTTTACATTCCCTAGTATTGGCGTCTGGACCTTAGCGTCACGCTCTTCTTTAGTGACAGTCTGACTAATAAAACCGTTATTCTCGTATTGGTCTGCATTTTCAGTATCAACAAACGTCGTAACGTCTAGATAGATTCCTTTTTTGCCAGTGTACAGGCGTGACTTGTCGATTTTGGTTACGTCGATTCTCAGTGATAATCCTACTTTCATTTTAACTTCTCCACTTGGTTTAAAATTTCCGCTACGGCCTTATTGACCTCAGCAGACAGTTTTGCGACATATTCGTCATCGCGTTCAACCCGCACTAAAACATGCGGCATTTCTGGATGGTAGGCAAAGAAGTCCCACCATTGTCTTTTGGCAATCATCATGCAGCCCTGTATCTGCTGCCAGTATTTCTTAACGCCTACCTGCGGGTCTCTAAGATAGCTAACCATCGTTTTCGGGGCAGGTGCTTTTATTTCCAAACCGCCCTCATCAAGTATCAACCCATCAGGCGAACAGCCAAACTCAAAGCTGGTATCTAAGATAAATCCAGTCTCTATTACATCATTGCCAGATATAAACTCGTATGCTTCCCTAGCCTCTGGCTCAAGTTCAGTTCCTCTCTCCATCCAAGAAGTAACGTGAAAGGGCTCAGATTGCCCTGTAAGGCGTTCTGCGATCAATTCATTGATGTACCCATCAGCAGAGGTGCTAGGCTTCCCAGATAGCGTTATAAGCTTAGAAAACATGCTTGCAGACGGCTTGCCCAGTCTTGCAGCAAGCCATTCGGGTGAACCCTGCTCATGGTCTAAGATGATCACTTCTTGGCCTCTAGCGCGGCAACAGCGCGATCAAAGTGCATCGCTAGAATCTGGTCAACAGACCTCACCTTCATCCACTTGCAGAATTTCTCGCTGTCAGCACCAGTCTCATCAAGTAATTTCTTAATGGCGATAATCTGGTCGTCAGATACAATCTTCTTATCATCACCGCGCAGTGTTGCAGACTCTGCATCATCATCCGCGCTTGGAACCCCTGCAATGGCAGATAAAGATATTCTCCGAGCATACGTCAAAGCGCTGGCGCCAGCCTGTGGGTCTCGTTTAACCATTGGCAGCGTAAATTGGCCTTCTAGCCATTGGCCAGATGTATGCATTAACCGGGTGCAAACGCCCATGCCATTCTCGTCAGTTACCGGAAACTGGGTGTAGCTTAACCCGTTATCGGCAAAAGGTTGTTTGATCGCCTTAATTACCGACGTTAGATCGGCATATTTAGACTTAAAGAATGGGTTGGCGCTGTCTTTAACAGCTCCGCCCATCTGCTCCTGCGCTTTACATAGTGCTGTTGCCAGCTCGTTAATTAATTCACTTGAGTTCATTATTGACCTCCTACAGTCATTTCTTTGCTGTACTGCTCACCGTATCCAAGATCGTAAGCATCTGATTGCCCTTCTAGGGCTTGATAACCTAGAACGCAGTCATACTCGCCGCGCTCCAGATCGTTTAACTCGTTGATTCCCATATTGCCCCCTATTTTTTAGCGCGAAAATCATGCGCGTAGTTAATATAAAGCCTTAAAATTCCACAATGATATTGCTCCAGAAACTGCATGGCTTTGGTAAATTCTGTTGAATGCTGGAGCGCATCAAGGGTTTCGTGAAAACTCCAATGGCACATAGTATCCAATGCTTCTGAGAGCAATCTTTGTCGATATACCCTGTACTCTTGCATACTATCTTTAACATATTCTTGAATAATCATATTGCCTCCTACAGCAAATGCCCCCGAAGGGGCGGTTTTTATTCTTGCATTTCTTTTAAGACTTTTACTGCATCGCGTCTGCACTCTGCGCGATCCGCGTAAAAACTGCTGTCGATTAAAATTCCTGCATGCTGGTGCTTGGCCGTCATACAACCAACACTGTCAGTTGATATCTTGATGTCTGATGTTTTCCAGTAATTATTCATTTTGTAGCCCTTTTGTTTTTTGATTGAGGTTCTATTGTAGGCATTACTCTTTACAGCGTCAAGTATATTTTTACATATAATAAAAAAAAGGCAAAAAAAAGCCCCGCAATAAGCAGGGCATGTTCTATGTGGAACCTAGTAGGACCAGATAACAGGCGCTGTGGTTCGGTCGTCGATGTGAATAAAGGTCTTGGCAATACCTATCCCTTTAAAGCCAGCCTTCATGGCCTCAGATACAATTACATAACCTTCGGCGCCGTTGTTGATTTTAACGTCGGCGGCAATTCCACGGCTATGTGTGCCCGGAGTAGATTTTGCTTTTTCTATGCTGTGGCCTTCTGGGTCACGGTATCCGCTGGTAATCACAAAGGGAAATCCGCAAACGTGCCTGAGCTCATCTAGCCGCTGCACAAAATCCTGTGACATCTGATTATTACCTGTTTCCTGACAATCAAAGTCAGAGATGCTGAAATAGCGCACTAATAGGTGCCCTTCCAGATACGAAACTTATCAAAGTCGCCAGACAGCATCTTGCGCTTAATGACATCCTTCTTGGCCTCGTGATCGTCCCAGTTAAGCCCGGCTTCTTTTACCCACTCAGCAACAATGTGCATAGGGATTGTGCCGACTAGACGGCTCTCGCCAGTTTGGCCAATGCCAGCCTCTCGGATCTGCTTAGCTTTCTCAATGTGTGCGGTATTATCAAAAGTCTTCTCGACAATAATACCTGTCGCGGTTGGCTTAATAATTTCTTTGACTAACATTATTTCTTGCTCCTTTTTTTAGCTGTAACCTTTTTCTTGGTTACTTTTTTAGTTGCCGCTTTTGCAGCAGCCTTGCCTGCCTTTGTATAGGCGTATCTCTGACCATTAACCATTGGCATGTCTATTTCCTCATTTTAAAGAAAAAAAAGGGGGCCGGAGCCCCCTCTTCTATACTACATTGCTTAGGAAACAGTGTTATCAGCAATGATACCAGACGCCTTCTCATTCTTACAAATCAGAGTCAGCTCAGTAAGTACCTGTCTGCGAGTCGAATCACCAGTCTTAGCAAGTGCAGTGTTCTTAGTTGGACGCAATACGCCAACTGCCCACATGTCATTTTGCATGATGAATACGTCGCGTGAACGGTTCTCACGAGTAGGAACAAACTCCACAGTGCCCCAAGGCGTTACATAGACAGCAAGGCTTTTAACAACTTTCTCATCACCGGCCTGAACCTGTGAGCGCTGGTTGTTATTACCTGTAAAGCCGAGTGCAATGTTCATTTGGAAGCTAGACAGATAAACTGCGTCTGGCTTTCCGCCCTGTGCCCAGATGCTTTGCATAGTCGTGTCAAAGCGTGCCTGAGAAAATGCAACAGCGGTGCCGTCGTCAGTTCGTGCATTAGTACCGTCGCCGGTAGGATCAGCACCAGAGTTACCAGTTTCGTTGGTAGAGTTAGTTAACAACCAAGCTGGAGCGCCAGCAAGCTCACGAGCAGTAGTTGAGTTACCAGCAACGCGAGCGTTGTTAGCAAACAAAGCTGCTTCTATGTCTAATTTTTGTTCTTTTGCAATTTTCAGGGTTTGGTAAGCTTGCTCCGCTGCGCGGCCTGCTTTCTTTAAGCCTTCGTCTGTGTCAGGAATGCTAACAGAATTCTTGAATATCTGTGTATAATTCCCAAGCCGGACAGTAGAAGCACGGGCTTCAGAAGCTGTATCATCTCCCTCAATGTGCTTATTGTCAGCGCTTGCGCGTAAGGTGTCGGTTTGCCACTCGTGCAGAGTATTGCTGGCTTTGACTTTCTTACAAGCTGAGTAGAATGGGGTCTCTTCGGGACTAATTTGATAAATTACGTCCTCCAAATCTTCCCTAATTCCTTTTGCGTCATACGAGTCGAACGTGTTTGATGGCTGAGCCATGATGTATTACCTCAATTTTTTAGGATTAAGCTGAGAGCATCTTCAATACTCCCGCTGGATTTAAGTTTTGATCGTCTCTTCTCGGTCGCCTTTTTACTGCTATTTGTCGGTTTAGCACCAGCCTTCACTGTCCGCGATCTGCGTTTTGCAGGGTTGGCTTTGTCTTCCGCAGCTTTCTTCCCATTCATAATTTCACGGTATTTCATGGCGTCGTGCAATACTCTGATTGCCCGGCTGTCCATTACTTGACCGATCTCTTCTGGCTGATACCCATAGACTTCCGAGCCAATAGCTAACATCTTATCGCGTACTGCGGATGCTTTCTTCTCGTCGGAAAACTCAGGAATCTGCTGTTTCAGGGTTTCCAATTCTTGGTGTAGGTATGCCTGCGTAGCGGCCTGCTGCGCTTGAGATTGCTGTTGTGTCACAGCCTCAAGTTGTTGCATCTGACCACTATATGCCGCAACGTCGTCATCGTATTTTAATTTGGCATCCATGTACCCAATAGGGTCGGTGTCAAACAATTCTCGTGACGGCTGTTGTGGCGCCTGCATCATTCCACCAGATTGTATCTGCTGGTACATTTGAGCAATATTTTGGCGCTCGTTTAAAAGGGCATTGTAAACCTCTTCGGCCTGCTTACGCTGCGTCGCAGCTTCTTGCATACCCCTTTGGACGTACTTCTGACCACTGTATCCTTGCTTGAGCTCATCTAAGGTTACAGCCACTTCCTGTCCATCTACTTTGACAGTGAATGACTGGCCTTCTTGGGCGGCATCTTCAGTATCTTCGTCGTCCTCGGAATCATCCGTTTCCTCATCTGACTCATCATCCTCATCGGAGTCGTCGTCAGGAGCCTCATCATCTTCATCGGACTCTTCTGATTCTTCTTCGGGCAGTTCATCCTGCGCCTCCAAATCCTCTTCAGGTTCAATAATGCTGGCTACAGCACCTTCAATGGTGCCATCAAATTCTACTTCTTGGTTCTCAGTCGTTTCCACGGTGCTGTTCCTTTCTCTTTCTTGTCGAATATTGCCTCGTCCGCTAATACGGTGTGGAAGTAATCTTCGATCTTATCTAGCGCCCTGATTATATCATGCGCATCGGTAATAGCCTCACATTGAGACTGGCTGTTCAGGAATACATTAACTTGCGCATCCCGAATCTCTTTAATGACTTCCTGATAGGTGTCGTCATTGCTAAGCGTCCGTACTCTGGCCGCTTTTGCTTTAATATTCAAAATCTACCGCCGGTTACAGCTTGCGCAGGGGCTTCTGCCGGGTATCTAGGCACGTTCTGCATCTGCTTAACTTGCGCTACATCTACTGCTGTGCCGTACTTACCAAGAATCTCAGCGGCGCTAACCAGTAGGTTCTGGTCCATCTTATCACGCTCCCGGTCATCTGCTGCAATAGCCTTCTGGGCATCAATCTGGAGCTTAGCCATGTCAGTCTGAGCTTTAGCCTCGGCCTTTAACTGCTCTGCCTGTAGATAGGCTGTGCCTTGATCCATTGGCGGTTGTTGCTCACCCTGCTGCTGCTGCGCTAATAACTGCTGCTCTTGCTCTGCGCTCATAGGCGCAAAGTATCTGTCGGCATTTCTTACGCCATTTAACGCCAGCATGTCTGCCAGTGTATTGCGGATCTGCGACATCGACACCAGCCCATTTGACGGTCCATAGCTCTGGAATATTTGCATCTGCATTTGCAGCGCCTGAGTCAAGGCAGCATTTCTTTGGTCCTCACGACCAGTGCCCAAACCAACATTCACAGAGGTATCCATCTTCTTGTTCCAAGATCGTGGATCAACCGGGATGTAATCTTCACCGCTAATGCGCATTATTTTTGCTTCGTCACAATTTTCTATGACTAACTTTAGCATCAGTTTAAACATCTGGCGAACACCGCCTTCAGCCAGATTCCTAGCCATTACCTCAATCTGCCCGGCAGCTCCCTGCATCGTAGCATTTACTGCGGTTGCAGTAGTAGCCTGTAGGGCGTCAGGGTTAAGACCTAAACTAGCTCTAGATATGCCTACTTTTTGCTCAATAGCTGAGTCGTAGTATTCAATGGCCGATAACGTCTGTGCAGCAACAAACGGTACGGTGAGAGGGACAATTGCCCCGCCCTGACGCACCCGGACGATTCCGCCGATTTCGTTATTTAGCATGTCATCCATGTTAACTGCGCCATCGATGACTTCGGTGCGGGGGTGGTTAGTTAGTGCGACATTATCTAACACTCCGCGCAGCATCATTGTGGCAGCGTCTTGGTCCTCGCATAGTAGGTCAGCAATAGACTTGCCATAAAAAGTGTGAGGCTCAGGGTCAATTTCAAACGCAGCAAACGGCTGGTCTCCCCAAGGCTCAAAGCTTAATAGCTCATATGCAGATCCGCCCAGAACAACTTTTTGCATTTCTGCAACGCCAGTTCCGTTTACGTCTATCTTCATGTACAGCTCGGTAAGAGCCACAATGCGCATAGACGGGTCCATAGCATTATCGTCTTGCTGGTAATCCTGCTCATAGCCTCGACGCTCATAGCGCTCGACATCAGAGAAGGTGTCAGAGTGACCTAGCCCAGACAACTCAGATACAACATCAAAGTCGTAACCCATTGCTACCAAGTCACTTACTCTGACCTCGGTTCTGTGGCCAACAACGTATGCCGTATCGATACTCTTTGCGTTCCGATCAATAAAAAACTCTTCAGGCGGAACAGACTCAACACAAAGGTCGCCCATTTCGTTGATCTTGCTAACCTTCAAATCATGGCGCGGCATTTCTATTTCAGCGCCAAACTCGTCTAGCTCGATAGAGATGTTAGTAATGTGCTCTACAACTTCAACGTTCTGCTCATTGACGATGGTAGAAAATTCCATGTCATTCAAGTTGTTAAATGTGTACGTTTCGCTCTCTTCGTATGTATCCCAATAGACCTTAACAATCCCAGTCTTTTTCAAAAGGGCATCATGGAAAACGTCATTTAATACATCGTACCCGTTCAGCTCTTGGAACTTATACTGGATGTATTTAGTAGCCTGCTCGGCAAACTTAATATCTTCTGGACCTGTAGGCACAAACTCAACCGGGCGATCAGTAGATAGGAATACTCTAAGCAAGCTTGGCTTGATAGATCTAATGGCGTCGCGGACCTTGGTTGAGACGACAGATGACCTGCCTTCTTCTTCGCCAATATCGACTTCTCCGTTGTAGTAGCGTTGGGCCTTAATTCGGTCCTCAGCTACATCACTTTCAACAAAATCAATAGCGTCCAAAATTGCTTCACGCGCAATGTTCTCAACGTCATCTGCTTCTAATGGTTTAAGTTCCACTTACTACTCCTAGAAAAATTTACCAACCTTAGCCGGAATTGAATCTGTCCCGCCGGGAATTTCCGCGCCTTGCTGTGATCCTGCTGTTCTAGATGTCTTGGCAACAAATGCCGCCACCTTATCCCCTTGTTTGAGAAGCTCACCAGTGACGGTATTGTCTTTTAATGCTCGCTCTACTAGATCTGGCGACTCAGAATACAGTATTTTGACTACTTCTACCATCTGTCGGTCTGACAGACCTTCAGCAGAGGGGACCATGTTCCCTATTAATTTGGCTAACGCTAACGGGTCTCCACCTAAGCCTCTGGCAACGTCATCCATCCCAACACCGCTGCCTCGCAGCTTAGCTTCACGCTGCAAAGCTTGAGTCATAGACTGAGCCCTTGGCTGAACAAGCTTATCCATTGACGTAGCTTCTGCGGCCCTGCCTACCTTGCCTAACACTTGAGGCGCCTGATTTTCAGGAAGCAATATTCTTAGAGCCGCACCTAGCTGAACATCCTCTTTAGCCATATTCTCTAGCGTTGTTCCACTACGCCGCGCTCGGTTATTTAATGCCTGCATAGCTCCAGCTCTAAATGCATCCAAGCTTTCTGCTGGCATTTTTTGAACAATAATCTCAAGCTCATCAACATCCATTGTTAAAGCTCTTTTTTGGCCTAGCTCAAAAGCCTCGTTCTGAGACTTCATACCGGCATAACCAGCTCGCGCCTTACCAAGATCGGGGGAAGATGAATCAATCGACTCGCGCAAACCTCCTTCTTGCCTGCCTACAATCCCAGCCAATCTACCCCGGTTTTCGGTGTACAAAGATTGCGTGGTTTCTTTAGCAACTCTCCGCATTCCCTCCGCATCTTCCAAAGTTGGCATTCTATTAAACCCAACAGAACCATCTGGAAGTGTTTTAAATAACGGAACTATGCCCTCTGCATTGTAAATCTGTTCAAGCTCTTTACGCATGTCTGGGGATCGCTGAGCAATATTTAGCATCTGATCTGAAACCTCTGGGGTTACAGTTTGGCTTTCCGGTTTTGCATAAACTTTACTGTAAGCGTCAGACCTGTCTTCTTTTAGCTGAGCCTCTGTTGCCTGACGTGCTCTAAGCACGTTTGGATCATCAATGTCTGGGGCTAAAGCGCGGTTTAGGGACTCCTTCGCCTCTGCTGTTGTAGATTCTCTTCTGGCTGCACTAGCACCAAGTATTGCCGGAGCTGTGTCGCCACCTTCATTTACCATGCCTTTAATAGCAGCAGAAAGAGTTGCGTTATCAGCAATAATACGGCCATTGGCGACGTCTGATATTACTTCATCAACAGTCAATCCGGTTGCTTTTGCTAACCGTAATAACTCAGCTTGCACGGCGCTGTCAGCGCCTTTCATTTTTCGCCTAGTGAAATCCGCAAGAGCTCGTACCAGCTTACCAGCTTTTCCCGTAGCCTTTTCTGCGACTGTACCTACAACAGCTCCTGAGCCAGTTCCTAACGCTACATCCTGCAATGACTGCCCACTAATAGGGTTAGCCTCAGATGTTCCGATTGCTGACAGCGCAGATTCGCCTGCCGCGACTTTCATAATGCGAGCCGTATTAGCCGCAGCACCCGTCACTCCAATTCCCGTCATTGCCATAATAATAGATGGAATAAAAGCACCGGCCACCTCTATACCTAGTGACTCGCTAGGATTTTGCTCTTTATAGTCGCGCAAATTTTTTCTTAGCTCATCTCTAATTTGCTTATACTCGCCGCCACCTAATGATTCAGGTAACGCAGATCGAACAGCAGCCTCAACTTCGTCACTAAAACCAAAAGACGCACCCTGAGCAAATGTGCGCCCACGCTGAGATTCAGCTACGGGCTTTTGGATTAATTCTGGCTTATATGCTGCTAATATTTGCTCTTTTGTTCTAGCCATTATTGGGTGGCCTCCAGATATTCTTTTTTATCCGCATCAGACATGTCTCCCCAAATCGTGTAGGTCATTTGAGGGTCGCCAATTGGGTATTGTGAAATAGATGAAGTGAAAGCGTCAACTTCAACTTGCTGTTCTTTCATGTACTGGCTTAACCCAATCCCGCTTTGCAACCTTCGGCCTCTTTTGGTCATTTCTCGGTAGAGCTTGTTTTGCGCTTGTATTTTTTCGTCTAAATAGTTTACAAGGTCTTGACCTTTTAGGCTGTTAGGTATGTCTCTGCTTAACGCTAAATCTAGCTCTCGCTCGCTCAACGCACCGAAAGTTGCGCTGTTAATAACGTCGATACCTAGCGTAGTCCTTAAAGAATTAAACATTGCAGTATTCTCGTCAAACGCTGGCAAGAACCTTGCAAGTACGCCTGTGCGGACGCCTTCTGGAGATGCCGCCAAGTCCCTAGCTGACATCATAATATCAATAGACCTGTTAACTTGCCGAGATTGATCGAAAACGTCTTCGCCGCGTGATCTTGCGGCATCAATGTCAGCAAGATTAAACGCAGAGTCGCTGTCTAGGCTGGCTTGTCCTTTGGAGGTTATCCCTCGCGTCCCCAGCTTATTTACAGTGTATCCGCCTTCTGCATTAGGATTGTAAGTAACGGTATATTCGTCGCCAGCTTGTAGCTGTACGTCGCCAACAAGCATATCTTCTTCAGCAATCCTAACACCACTAATGTTTTTGCTGCTGTAATCCGTGCCCACTGTTTTCTTTCTAAACTCTATCAGAGCATCTTTTGCCAAAGACGGATTAGCGTCAACTATAGAGGCAAGTTGATCTTCACCCTGAGAGCGCAAATATTGAGCAGTTTGGTTTGCCTGCTTGCTTGATGTCCGTTGTTTCTGGCGATCAACATATGCCTGCTGTATTCCAGCGTCAGGTGCATAGCGCATAGTATTGAACATGGCCTGCAAATCTTGCATCTTCTCTTTGTCGCCAACAAAATTTTGGATGCCTGAGCCAAGGCGAGATAACAATCCCTGCTTAGGCTGAGGGGGCTGTTGAGAAGCTTGCGGGGGAGCCTGTTGAACCTGAAGCTGCTTAGGCATTGCTCCGCCCATTGGCTGGTTAAACTTAGCCATAGGATTAAAGCCAGCAGCCGGGTTAAATGTGCCGTTAGCTTTAAGGCGATCCATCTCTGCCTGCATCTGTTCTGGTGTCATTATGGTTACGCTCCCATTTTACCGATTAAAGCCAGAAGGCCACTCATATCGACGTCGCCTTCATTTGTCTGACCGGGCATCATTGGCTGGCCCATGCTGGGAATCTCAGGCAAAGGCATCATACCGCCGCCGCGCTGTAGTGGTAGCATTCCCGGAGGCTGGTATTGGTGAGACATGCCCTGCATCGCGTTACCTATTCTATCTGCCATACCCGGCTGCTGAGCATTTTGCATTGCCTGACCAAACGCTGCGTCAGTTGCTGGGTTGCCTTGAGCCATTGCCTGACCTATTGCCGCAGTATTATCCATTGCACCAGTGTTAGGCGCCATGTTGGGATCTAGCAGTTGAGCAGCATCTGTAGGTAGAGCTAAGCTTGGAGCTGTAGGACCGAGATTCATCATATCCCCGGTGTTGGCTTTCATGCCCTCAATTAATGCAGGGTCAACCATACCGGCACTCTCCATCATCTTGCGGAGCATCTCTTCTTTGTCATCTTCTTTCTTATATCCAAACATCTTATAAGTCCTTGTACAGTTCGCCGTAGTTTACAGCCATATAGCCGGATGGGGTGGTAACTACCATCTCAGGCATCACCTTCTCTACTTCCTGAGCAATTACACCCAGTGTCATGTGGTTGTCTAAGCCCTTATCTATGGCGTCCTCAGTCCAATCCCAAGTGTAGAGACCTAAGCCATTTGGCAGGTTTCCTACTTGGTTAATATTGGTCTTCAGTCGTGCGTCAGAACCAAACAAGCCTGCTGCCATTGTCAGGTAATCTGTAGCGCCAAGGTCTTTACGGGTTTGCTGGCTCTGAGGTATTGAAGATGCTCCAAGTGCCTGAGACAGTAATCCGATAGACTGGTATGGCGACTGACGGTAACCTTCAAACTGAGCTTTAGCCGCATCAATAAGCTGCTGCTGGATAGCCTGCTGAATCATACCCTGCTGAGCAAGGTTCTGGTTAACAGTCTGGCCCATTCCGAAGCCTAGGTTAGATAGCGAGCCTAACTGGCCAGCCGCACCTAGACGCTGACCAGATCCAGCCAATCCTGCCTGCTGATTAGCTAACTGAGCCGCCTGAGACTGCTGAGCGTTAAACTGTCGAGATTGGTTAATCGCATTCTGGTTATTCATCATCTGCGTATTGGCAGCACTAGATCCAAACTGCCTAGCTTGATTTAGCGCGGCCTGATTAGATAAATTTGCAACATTACCTGCCTGAGCGCCAAACTGATTTGCCTGATTCATTGCGGCAGCATTAGTGAGCGCAGCAGTGTTACCTGCCTGAGCACCAAACTGAGACGCTGCTTGTTGCTGTGCCGACGCCTGAGCTGCTGCTTGGTTTTGAGCTGATGCGCCAAACTGTGAAGCTTGATTAGCCGCCTGTGCGCCAAATTGCCCGGCTTGATTAAGGGCGTTTTGATTTGCCAAAGCAGCCTGATTAGCAGCGCTGGCTCCAAACTGTGAAGCCGCCTGCTGTTGCGCAGATGTTTGAGCAGCAGCCTGATTCTGAGCAGATGCTCCAAATTGCGAGGCCTGATTCGCAGCAGCTTGATTTGACAGAGAAGCCTGATTAGCTGAAGACGCGCCAAACTCACTAGCTCTCATACCGGCAGACTGATTAGCAAGAGCTGCTTGCTGGGCCAAATTGGCAGTAGTTGTGCCAGCCTGAAGTCCAGCTTGCTGATTAGCAAGACCGGCCTGCATTCTTGTGGCAATATCTTGCTGGGCCATTCCTTGAGCCTGATTGAATCCAGCCTGTCTAAGTTGCCCGGCAGACTTTGCAGCCTGATCAGCAAATGCTCTGTTTGTTTCCGACTCCATAATACCCTGTCGAGAACCACCGAAAGCGCCAGCAGCAGTTGCCTGAGCACCAACATCGTTAAGCGACATTTGGCGAGCCCTGTCTAGGTCAGACAATGTAGATTGAACTACTTGGCTTTCATAGGGGTTAGTGTACTGGCCAAGGTTTGTGCTCCCTAGCTGCCCTGCGGCAACGTCACGAGATTGGACAACAGGTGATGCAGCTATTCTTTCAGCTTCAAATCCAGTAGCCCCTGTTCTTTCGGCGCCGTATCCTTGCGCGTTTACATTAGCAGCCTGAAAACCTTGCGAGCCGGTTTGAGCTGGGTTATAGCCTTGCGACCCGTAACCAGTAGATTCTACGCCAGCACCTTCAAATCCTCTTGCTCCAGCTCTAGTCGCGCCATAACCTTGAGCACCAGTGCGAGCAGCTCCATAACCCTGAGCACGGCCCTGAGATGCTCCATAGCCGGATGAATTAACATTTAACGGCTGATACATCATCTCTCTACCAGCTCCAGCCATAGCGCCTTGTATGCCCCTTGCTGCGCTTTGGTTAATGTTAGGTGGTTGACCAGCGTTAGGAATTGTTCCTGTGCCCGGAGCTTGGCCAGGATTTTGACCGGGGACATCCATTGGATCGCCTTGCATTATAGGGTCTTGGGTTGTAGATGGACCGCCGGCTGAGCCGCCACCTTTTCCGCCACCACTGCCGGGATTTGGATTTTGGCCGGTAAAATCAGGAGGGGGAAAGCCAAGGGGGCCTTGGTTTCCAATGGGGTCTTGGTTTCCATTATTAAACTGTGGCTTCATGAAGGCAATGGGGTCTTGGTTTCCATTATTAAACTGTTGCTGCATGAAGGAATCGATTCGTTGCTGACCTTGACGCTGTGTCGATGGAACGCCCGTAGAGGGTGGGGGAGTATATTTATATCCGTCCGTAGGAACCAAGGAAGTCGTGGGACCACTCATCATCTGCTGTCCAACCATCCCTGTGTTCTGAGGTACACCGTTTCCACCAGCCATTATGATTTCCTCAGATTCATCATCATTTCGTCAACATTATAATCCATGTTTTGGGCTATAAGCTCGTTGTCAACTGGACCTTGCGGGAAGTTGCCGCCGCGAGTGTCTGGCATAGTTGCTTGCCTGCCTCCGTTAAAAGAAAAGCCTCCAGCATTTCCGGGATTGCCCATATTGTAATTAGGCATACCCATAGATCCGCCTTCACCGTAGGAAGGGAAATTGTAGTTGCCTGCGCCAGAGTCGTTACCAAATAAAGCGTCGTACTTTTTGGCGTACTCTGGCTGTTTTTCTTTAAACTGAGCAACAGCATCTTCAAACAGGGGAGCAGAGCTGTAGCCAGACATTCCGTTACCGTAGTCTGTCGCTTGTGGCATACCGGCCATAGCATCACCCGGAGCGGCCATGCCAAATGCAGCGGCAGCGTCTAGGTTGTTTTGCATAGATGCTTGCTGTGTGGGGTTAAAACCAGCAATGTCTGGGCCATAGTATGGCATGTAGCCAAGCTGCTGTACGTCCTCAGCTCTCTGCAAGTTTCTTATAGTCGGCGCCTTTGCCCACTCTGGAATGTCTGCTTTTGTGGATTGACCACCACCTTTACCACCGCTCATATCATATATCCTTGCTAAGTGTAGTGAACGCCTCGGTCCACCCTTTGCTTAATAAGACCCTTGCCCAGCCTCTACGGCCAGCAATTGTCATGCCCGTGCATCCTTGCGATCTTGCAAACTCTACCGCCGACTCATCCATATCTACGATTTGATTCTTTTCTCCGCCTGCCAAGAATATATGAAACACTTTTTTCCTTGGAAACGAGATTATTTCTGTTACTGCGCAGCCATTCGGAGATGGCCAAAACTGCATGTATCCGCTCTTAATAGCCTCGACAATATCTTCGTACTCGTGCGTCCCGCCGCTGTACTCCAGCGCCGCTTTAATCCACTTCTCACAACGATCTAATTCTTGCGCTAATTCGGTCATGCGTCCCCCTGCTGTAGGGCCCGATTATAGCATTTATTGACGACTTCTGGTTATTGTTAGGGCAATGGGCTGAGACGCCGGAGCAAATGAAGTTGCAGCCGCTCCATCAAGCCATAAAGCAGTGTCAGACACAGCAAATTTTGCCTGCAAATAAGAGCCTGCCGCAATATTGATTTGATCGCTTACACCAAGAACCGTATAGGCGTTGTTATCGTGCATAGTGATTCTTTCAGAATGATCTATGTCAGTCCCGTTAACCGACAACCAGTAATAAGCCGTCTTACTCGATGAACTTGATGATTTAAACTGCAAGTGCCCTTGTATCGAATAAACTCCGGCCTCTGCAAACATTATTTTAGTGTTGTCAGATCCGTTAATTGACAGGCCGCCGCTTGCACTTACCGACGTAAAAGCTATCGTATAGGCATTGTCTGCCTGCGCTGCGGTTATGCTGCTGGTAGCTGCAAACTCACCGTATCCGTCAGCTAGAACAATTTGCCTATACTCGCCATTCTTAGATACTACCGGGTAGCCTGTCCTGTCCCACAGAATAACGCCATCATCAAACGCTGATTCGCCTGCAATGTAATTTGCAAGCTTTGACCTTGTTCTGGATAAAAAGCTTACCAGACGCTCGCCCCAAGGCTTCCAGTCCGGTCCTAACGGGGGTGGCGGATTCTCAGCTAAGCTCATCGATTACCGCCGGGGATTACGTTCAACCGCATTTTGCCAGCTCGCCAGTCTTTAAGTTCGCTGCCATTAATGCGCATTCTAACTTGCCGCCCACTAAACCTAGCTCCTGTTGGATTAGATAAAGTGAATGGCCCATGACTGGTTTCGGCGTCGTTAGGATAGAACCGAGTCTTAAAGGTCAGCGTGACATCGCCTTGATTTAATTCATCAGGGACTATTTCGTTAACCTTTGCAATCTGATCACCCTGAGCAATAGATACAGGCCCGCTTTCTAAATACGTTTCGCTGGTCCCGTGATCATATCCAACCTCGTGGTTGTACACGTTACCTGACGTATCAAACATAACCGGGTTATCCAATACGCCAGCATCAACCGCTGAGCTGCGAGCAAGCTCACCAATATTCCAATGCCCTTCCTTGTAATCAAATATTACATAGCGGTCGTTCTCAAGAGAATCGCCGCTTGGGTAGAACCACCAGATCTCTCCAAACTGAGAGTTGTTAACGGCAAATACTTTGCTTTTCTGAGAATGGTTTATGTCTTTAAAAACGTGGTCTGAGACGTCGCAAGGCATTTCCTGCACAGCAGAGCCGTTGTAGGTAAAGAAGCTCTTAGAGCCCATCCAGAAGGCGCCCTCGTCTACTGCTACCGCAGACATGCGAGAGATTGTTCCGCACGACGTTCCAACCCGCTCAAAACCGTAAACAGTTGGCGGTCCGTTGTAGGTTGCAACATGCGCATCGACAGATGTTAGCAGCAAAGTCCTGCCTCTCACCGGGATGCCACACATTAGCTCGCCAGAGGTCTGAAGCTCAAGGTCACCCGCTTGGTTGGTCGCAGCAGCGGTCCAGACAGTATTATTCTCTCTGTCACACCACTTCACTAATCGCGGATTGCCGCCAGCTCCAAGAGCAAACAGGAACCGCTCCTCGGTGACAACAATAGCGCCATTGCCTACTGGGGCATTAGTAATAGCCGCAGCCTTAGCGGAAGTGTTTAATTGCCATTCGTATATCTTGCCGTCCTTTGAAGAACATGCAATCAGATACTGACCCCAAGTGTCCATTGACCACGTTGTGACCTCTTCAGGAACTCCATCATACGGGCGCTGTGTGCCGAAATCTGACAAACCATAAAACGACCCGCCATACCCAATATTTTCTGTGGCATGAAGGTCACCAGAGGTAAGGCCGACGGGAGTAATATCCGCAACAGTGCTACCGGGGGTAAGGTGATACAGTTTTTCGTAAGTTCCCGCAGCAATGTGCGCGTCTACGCTGTTATCGTTCCAAGTGAGTGCCCCTCTGGGAGCGTATGCAAAAGCACTTGCCTTTCTTGAGGTCCAACCGCCAACCGGGCGAACAGATCCGTTCTGCCACCTAATAAGGTTAGCATCTCTCCACCGGCCAACTGAGTCTAAGTCAGTGCCGTGCTTAAAGACGCCAGCAGGAATATCTATACTAATGTATGCCATCAATTTTTCCTTTCAAGCAGCAACGCTTATTTTATTTCTCGCGCTGAACGCCTTTGGTTTTTTCTACGGTGCGCATGGCGCCTAATCCGAGCATGCCCATCAGCACAGTAGTAAGCAGGGAGCTATCTACCGGGGGGACAGTAACCCAGATACCCAAGATAGGGGATAGGATAGTAGAATAGACTAGCGCGAAGCAGCATGACCATCCCACGGCTGGACGCCATCCAGCAATAAACAAAGACTTATGTGCCGCTTCCACCTTGTTGACTTCCAACTGGCCCTTGGCAAGCTCTTGGGCATGTCGCTCGGCCATTGTGCTTATCTCGTGAGATAGCTTGGCCTTCACATCTTTGTCTAATATGAATTTGTCTAGTAGGTTAGAAACTGGGCCTATCAATGCTTGCAACATATTATTGTATCCACTTAGCTACGGCAAATATGGAGATTATCATTGGGTACATCATCCATAACATGCGTTCTAGTTTATTAAACCTTTCTGTGCCATCATCAAGCCTACGTTCGATGTTGGAGTAGCGTTCAGCACATAGGGTTTCATGCGCTTCCATGCGGGTAATAGTATCTTCGGCCATATTAGAATCCATAATAGTAGGCTGCGGCAAACGCTGCTAACAAGAGCAGGCCACCGCATATGTTTTTAACAATATCTTCATTTTTGGATATTCGGCGCAGCTTGGCCATTCTTTCTTTATTCAAGCGCTCCTTGTTTTCCATTAAAGACCTATGCTGTATGGCTAACATATCACGCCAGACTTCCCGTGGCGTATGTTTTTTAAGCTCCTTCTCTTTAGCGCGTATCTCAGCTTTTGCCCATGCCAAATCAAGCGCCTCAGCCTGAGTCAGAACATGGTCACCAGCTTTGGTAGCCTCTTCGATAGTCTCGACAGCAACTTTTGATTCTGTGATTGTAGAAAATAACCCTTTAAGATCAGACAGGTGGCCACCTGACTCTTTGACGGTTTTAATCCCCGCGTTCAGAGTCTTTAAGGCGCCAACTACAAGAGTTATTTCAGCAATCATTTACTCGACCTCAACCCATGAAGTTGTGTCTTCATCCCAGTTGTAAATCTTACCGTCATCTGGGTAAGCCGTTGGAGCTTCCCAAACACATGTGTCATCGTTTAGTGTCCAGCTTGCGTAGGGCTGTGGAGCGTAGAAGGCATCGCGCTCTGCATCGTATGTGTCGCCAATGCCTGCATAGTTTTTGCGAAGCGGGGTTTCATTGTTTAAATGAACGCCGCCTCGTGTGTTGTAGGACGTTTGAACCCATGTGCCTTCACAGTGATTATCAATAAAGTCTTGTTCAGCAACAATAACCTCTGTTACCGAACCGTCTACTACTTTTGCAAAATGGCTCATGCTGTATACGTCCCTGAAGAAGTGAATGTGTGGTAGGTGTAGCCGCCAGCAGATGTAACAGTCCCTCCACTGCCTATTTGCCCGCCTGCGTAACGCAAAATAACTACCCCCGAACCACCTGCCGCCACACTGGATGAGTCGGTGTTAACACCACCACCACCACCACCACCAGTGTTTGTTGACCCGTTTACGGGATTAACCTTATTGGCACCGTATCGGTAATAACCGCCTCTACCACCGCCTCCGCTACCTCCATTGCCTCTATAGCCTTGAGGGGGGTATAAACCTCGACTGTAGTTAGAGCCACCGCCGCCGCCTCCGTAGTAAGTCCCGCTTACCCACGCAGCACCATCGCCACCGTTACCACCCCTAACATAAGTCGGCGCGTCATCTCCATCCTCTCCGGCACCGGCCCCACCGCCACCGCTACAAGCCCCGTAAGTAGCGAAGTGGCTATTTCCCCCATCAAATCCAACGCTAGAGTTACCGCCAGAGCCACCTGTCGATGGGCCATATTTTGCGCCACCGCCGCCGCCAGAGGCATCTGTGGCCTGACCATTAAAACTTGAATTAACTTGATTTTGGTCAGAGCCACCGCCGCCGCCACCGCCTACAGATGTTTGAGTTGTGACTAAACCACCCTGAAAAACGCTACTACCCCCATTGCCGCCATAAGTTACAGAGCCCGCAGGCGCGCCTCCAGCACCAATGGTTATGGTGTAGGAAGTGCCGTCATTAATTATTGTTTCATCAACTGCCTTAAATTGGCCGGCGCCACCACCACCGCCAGCTTGAGCTCGGCCTCCTGCCGCTCCCGCTCCCATCACTAGAAGGTTGATGCCATATTCGACAGGGCCGCTACCGCCAACACCAAAGCCATTTATATTGTAACCAAATCCACTCATCAGTTACTCCTTATGCGTCATTCGCAGCATTAGTGGTGAAGAACAGCTTGATGCCTAACAAACGCGCAGCGCCTGTCTGTGTGTCTGCTGATACATCTCGCAAGACTTGAAAGAAAGTCATACGGTTTTCGCCTGCTCCATTAACAGTCATTGCGCCAGATTCTGCTGTTAAATTCAGATGACCAGAGGTTCCTTCGTGCGCTTTAGCTGTGGCAACCACTCCGTGATCAGAATCAAATCCATTGTTAATATTATTACCGTCACCCACGCCCGCAGCCTTGAGACCCCACGCTACTGTGCCAGTGTTTGTTCCCGACACAGTAAAGAAGGCTTGAAAAGTGACTGTTCCTTCGTTCCA